GGCCGGCGCGACCGTCACCGCTTCGACCCAGCTGGTCGCTGGCGTGGCCACTGGGCAGCGCAGCGCAACGGCAGCCGGCGCGACTGTCGCGGCCAGCACGACACTGCAGGCCGGCACCGCGAACGCGGGCAGCGGCGCCACGGCGGGCGGCCAGACGGTGGCGGCCAGCGCTTCGCTGGTGCCTGGTGCAGCCAGTGGCCAGGTCAACGGCACCGCCGCGGGCGCGACCTTCACGCTGGTGGCCCAGCAGCTGCCCGGCGACGCGCTGGGCCAGTTTGAGGCCACGGCCGCGGGCGTGGTCTTCACGATCACCGCGCTGCTGCGCGCCGGCGTGGCTTCCGGCCCAGCGACGAACAGCGTGCCGGGCTTCGTGGCCGCGTCTTCCAACGGCCGCCGATCGGCTGCACGGCCGGGCGATGGCTTCACCGCGAGCAGCCGCCGCGATAATCGAACCAGCAAGAGGGCAGCATGACGATCCGATTCATCGACAAAGACCCGGGCGACATTCTCACCGTGACCTTCGACTTCACCGCCGACGCTGAAGCGGTCACGTCGCCCACGATCACGGTCACGGTGCTGCAGGGCACCGACGCCACGCCGGCGGCCATCCTGCTGGGTGCGCCGACGATCGAAGGCGCGATCGTGCGCCAGCGCGTGCAGGCCGGCGCCGATGGCGTGGCCCGCGTGCCGCTGGAGCTGCCCGACTTCGCGGGCGAGCTGCGGCTGATGGAAGCGATCCTGCCGGTGCGCGCGCGGCCCATGGGTTCGCCAGCGGTGCCGGTCTACCTGACCGAAGCCCAGTTCGAACAGCGATTCGGCCAGACCGAGCTGGGCGAGCTGCTGGGCAGCGGGTCGAACTACGCCGAAGCCGAGAACGACGCCGCCGGCCTGGTGAACGGCTACCTGTCGGCGCGCTACACCCTGCCGCTGACCAGCGTGCCGAAGATGGTGCAGGGCTGGGTGGCCGACATTACGCGGTACCGCCTGTGGGACGACCACGCGCCCGAGGAAGTGCGGCGCCGCTACGAAGACGCGCTGGCACAGCTGAAGCTGCTGGCACAGGGAACGATCGCCCTGCCGCCTGGATCCGACGGCACACCCAGCGCGCCAGGCGTCGCATTCGGCGGGTACAGCGCGACCCGCGTCTTCACTTCCGACACGCTGCGCACCTTCTGACCATGACCACGAAACTGAAGTTCGAAGTCAACGACGCAGCCGCGCGCGCCAAGCTGAAGGCGCTGATGGCCACGACCAGCGACATGCGCCCGGTGTATGCGACCGTGGGCCGGGTCATCGTCAACCGGATCCGGCTGTGCTTCAAGCTGGGCGTCGATCCCTGGGCAAGCCCCTGGGCCGCGCTAAAGATCCGGCGAGGGCAGCCGCTGCGCGACACCGGGCGCCTGCAGCGGTCGATCACGGCGAACCCTGACGCGACGGGCGTCACCATCGGCACGAACGTGCAGCACGCGCGCGTGCACCAGTTCGGCGCCACGATCGAGCCGAAGAAGGCCAAGCGCCTGGTGTTTCCCGGCCCCAGCGGGCGAATGATTTTCGCGAAGAAGGTCACGGTCCCGGCCCGGCCATTCATGCCGCTGAAGCGCGGTTACAGCGTCGTCACCCTGCCGCCTTCCTGGTCGGCAGACATGACGCGAGCCTTGCGCGCCTACTTCAAGCAGGCCGCCGAGAAAGTGAGTGCGTGATGTTTGCCGACACCGAACAGATCATCATTGACCGCCTGCGCAGCCGCTTGCCCGATGGCGTCACCGTCGAGCCGGTGCGCGAGCTGGAACGCGTGCCCGAGCTTCGCCAGAAGGCGCCCGCCGTGTTCGTCATCTATGACGGTTACAGCGTCGGCCAGTCGCCCACACCGACCGGGCAGATCCAACAGATCACGCAGGACTGGTTCGTCGTCGTCGCGACGAAGTCGGCGAAGGGAAATGGATCCGGCACAGCGGCACGCGATCAAGCCAGCGAAATCGCCACGCAGGTTTTGGAGGCCTTGTTGGGGTTCCACTTAGGCGGGGGAAAGTATTTGCGGTTATCTGATGCGCCCGGTCCTGAGTACGATGGAGCCGGTTATTGCCACCTTCCGCTTGCATTCAGCAACGCCGCAACTTTCAAGGGCCAGCCTTAGATGAAGACCGCCGATCAACTGACAGCCGAACGGGTTCGGGAGCTGGTGAGCTTCGACCCCGAGACGGGCGTTTTCGTCAGTCGCACGGATCGCGGGAACCAGATCAAGGCGGGCGCCGTGGTGGGGAGTTTGAGCGGCAACGGCTACCGACTGATCGCCTTAGATGGCCGCCGATACAACGCGCACCGCGTCGCCTGGCTGTACGTGTACGGGCAGTGGCCATCGGGGCAGATCGACCACATCAACGGCGACAAGGCCGACAACCGGATCGCGAACCTTCGCGACGTCATGCCGTCGACGAACCGGGAAAACATGCGGCGCGCGCCGAAGACAGCGGGCGTCGGCCTGCTGGGCGTGCGCCTGTTCAAAGAGTCGCTGGCAAAGCCATACCAGGCCCGCATCACCGTGCGCGGCAAGGAACGGCACATCGGCTATTTCGAAACCCCACAAGCCGCACACGCGGCCTATGTGAACGAGAAGCGCCGGCTGCATGCTGGTTGCACCATTTGACTGAAAGGAAAACGTCATGGACTACAGTTATCTAGGCAGCGGACGCGCCTACCTTCGCGAAATCGGCGGCGGCGGCGGCCTGGTCGAAATCGGCAACGCGTCGGCCTTGTCCTTTTCCGTGACCGAGGAAGTCAAAGAGCTGAAGGACTTCACGCAGCCAGGCGGCGGCACCTACAACGAAGTGCGTCGAATCAGCGCCGTCGAGTGCTCGATCACCATGCACGACCTGGACGCCGGCAACCTGGCGCGCGCCCTGTACGGCAACGCCAGCGCCGTGACCGTGGGCACCACCACCGCCGAAGTGCACCCGGGGGTGAAGCCGGGCGACTTCGTGGCCTTCCAAAAGATCCCGACGGGTTCGATCGTGGTGCGTGATGCTGCCACGCCGACGCCGAACACGCTGGTCGAGGATACCGACTACGAAGTGCGCCCGGGCGGCATCTACATTCTGCCGACGACCACCCAGGTGGCGGCGGGCGGCGAGAACATCACGGTGAGCTACGCCCACGCGGCCAGCGACGTGGTGCAGGCGCTGACCAGCAGCGGCAAGGAGTACGAGCTGGTGTTCGACGGCCTGAACGAAGCGCGCAGCGGCAAGCGAACCAAAGTCACGGCACACCGCGTCAAGATCGGCGCCGCGCAGAACCTGGGCTTCATCGGCGAGGAATACGCCGCGCTGGAAGTCACCGGCAAGCTGCTGAAGGACGCCAGCATCACCGGCGCGAACCTGTCGCAATACTTCCGGGTCGACATTGAGCAATGAACGACCTGGACGTGATTGAGCCGGCGGCGACGTCGGCGAGCTTCAACGGGCGCGAAATCCACATCACGCCGCTGAAGGTGGGCCAGCTGCCCGCCTTCGCGCGAGCCATCAAGCCGATCAGCGGCGTGATCGAGGGCATGGCGACCGGCAAGCTGGCGCCCGACCTGTTCACGCTGCTGGCCATGGTGGGCGAACACGGCGAGAGCGTCGTCGAGGCGGTTTCGATCGCGACGGGCGTCGACCGCGACGAGCTGATGCGATCCACACCCGACCAGCTGATCGAGCTGGCGATCGTTGCCGTCAGGGTGAACGCGGATTTTTTCAAGGGCCGCCTGACGCCGGCGATTCTGGCGGCCGTCAAAAAGGCAGCGCCTGGGGCTGGCCTGACACCCTGACCGCCATGATCGCGCACGGGCACACCCTGGACGCGATCAAGGGCTACACCTTGGGCCAGGTTCGCGCCTTCCTGGGCGCGATCGAACGCCACAACGCAGACCGACGCATCGGCGAGGCCGTCGCGGCGCGCATGGCACAGGCAGACGGCAAGGCCTTCAAGGGCTACATCAAGACGCTGGAAAGGGGCGCGCATGGCTAACGATCTTGAATTTCGGATCGGCGCCGAACTGACCGAAATCAAAGGCGCCCTGGCAGGCCTGCAGCGGGACTTCCAGAACGTCGGTCGAGCCGCGCAACAGGCAGGCGGCAACAACGCGTTTCAGGGGATCCAGCAAGGCGCGCAGGGCGCTGTCGCCGCGGTCGGACGTCTGGCTGCCGCCTTTGTCGCGGCAGGCGGCGCCTTTCAGGCCATTCGCGTCGCCGACGAACTGACGACGCTGAACGCACGGCTGCGCCTGGTCACGGCCACGACCGAGGAATTCAACCGCGCGCAACAGGCGCTGTTCGACCTGGCGCAAAACACGCGCACCAGCCTGGGCGAAACGGTCGAGCTTTACACGCAG